AGCTCTTTGGATAGTCTTAAAAGGTCTGGTAAGACTATTACCTTGATTATCAACACTATCAGTGGAGTCGATACTATTGGGATCAACGTAAAGAATAGTACCGCGAACTGATTTCAGAAAATTATCTAATCTGGAGAGACCCATCTTATTAATACTTATAGTTTCCGTTATGGATTATTTATCATACAACAAAACCCTCCGAAGAGAGTTCTGAAGCACACGGAAGGGTCTGGTTTAAGTATCACCTCTATTATTATACCACTTTTCTTCTTTCCATGTCAAGCGTTTTTGTAACTCTTTATCAAAAACCAAGAGGTATCTATGCTTTCTTGAACGTTCTTTCCATTCTCCTTCGAAACCTTTTACTTGCCCACGAGAGTGTTTAGTTCCGTCTGAATAATAGAAATCTTTTTTTCTATCCGTGAGACCGTAATACTTAAAGTTGCAAGCGCGATAAATTGTACCAGAATGGTGATCTGAATCAGCATAAGAAAGGATTGCTTTAACTTCAGTATCTCTCCGAAATTGTCTAATCGTTTTTGACACAAACCAAGAAGTGATGTTATATTCGCATGACTGCGTACTAGGTTCGATACAAAGTCTTGAGAGTTCAAAGAGTCCTTGTTGTTCGTGTCTTTCAAGTTCAAATGCTCCTTTCGCAATTTCAGGTACAGGTAATCCAGTAAAAATGCAGACTCCTTGAAGTCCACCAATATTCAAAGGAGAGAACTCATTCTTCTTAAAGAGTCCATAGTTCCAACCTGATTTGAAACCCTTAGAAATATCTTTAAGATAATGATATTGAAGTAAAAGTTCTTCTGCTTGTTTTTTTGTTACTTTATCAATATAGAAGTCAGACTTCATTCAAGTTGCTTACATTCCATCATATATTCTACCGTATTTGCTACATCATTCATAGCATCACGAAGAAATGGTTGTTGCCCAGATTCTTGTTTGAGAATGGGATGTGCATCATCAGTAAGAACCCAACGCCACTGCTTCATATCCTTGCAATACCAAAGATTAATTTTCATGTTTGAAATATTCCAGTCGTATCCAGTTGAGAAGTGCGTTGAATTCTGCTCGCTTTTCTTCGCTGAAGTCTTGTCCTTTGCTGAAGAGATAAAAGTCAAGGGATTCAATAACGTTTTCACGATCTTGTTGGGAAATTAATGACATTTTGGAGTTTATAGAACTCAGAGCCCCCAGACGGAATTGAACCGTCCTCTCCGCTTTACAAGAGCGGTACATCGCCACTTAATGCTTTAGAGGCAAATTAATCAACAGGCAACATTTCTGGATTTTCCAGTTCAAGTTCAAACATCAAAGGATGGCACTCTTCATCAATCAAATAGAAAGATGTTCGGTATAAATCCTCTGGTTCATATCTTCTTTCGTTGTTTGCTAGATGAATGATTTCCAAATCTTGCATTGCACAATCTGGAAGTTCATCAAAAGTAAAAGGAACGTTGTTTATGAAATACATTAAGACAATCATCTTGCCTTCATTGTACCAAACATATGCAGTATCGATACGGTACTTCATATGACATTTCCCACTTTTGATTATTTAGAGGGAGTACCGCATACCCGTGGTCGGATTCGAACCGACACTGGGAGGATTTTAAGTCCTCTGTCTCTGCCGTTGGACTACACGGGCATAAAAAACTCAGGGAAGACTGAGTTGATCGTTTGATTCTACCACATAAGTGGGTAGATGTAACCGACAGTATTCATTAAACGTAATCTTCATCTCTTTGTTAGTAAGACCACAGTTTACTGCTGCGGTTGGAACATTCCACTTTGCAGTGAAAAGCATTTCCATTGATTGTCTAGTTTCAGGTCTCATAGAGGACTTGCATAAGAAAGAGTATCTTCATCAACAACAGAACGAACATAAGTTAGAACGTTCATAAACTCTTCGACAGTATCACAGATGACTTCTTTACTATCACCTTCATTAGAATACAGATACACGGTTCGTCTCACTGGATCAATCACGCATCGTGACAGGTACTCATCTTGCATTAGTTCGTTTTTTGATTACCCAGGTATCATAGCACCGCTTGGGCGCAGTGTCAATCTTCTTTGTACCAAAGTGATAAAACGTATCTTTCTCCATTTTCAACTTTTGAAACATGATGCAAATATAAGGAGTTTGAAAATATTATGAGTTTGCCTGGTTCTGGTTTAACTTCAAAATTTTCAAAACAGGTATAACCACCTTCAAAATCATCGTTTAGATAAAGCATTGCTGCAAATACATCCTGTCCATGTACATCATTTTTATCAAAGTGAGGTTTCATGAAAGTTCCAGAAGGCCACCTTACAACACCAACATAATCTAAAATGATCTCTTTATCAAAGGATTTGCATATTTTTGTGATAGCATTTACAACTTCTGCATGTAAATCATCATTATTAATTTCAATATTAGTTGGATCTACGTTTCCTCCCAAGTAAATCGCACCATAATTGCCATCTGGTTCTGGAACCATTGGTTCTTTGGGTAAGGATTCATTGGGATTTGAATGAGTTACTGTGGTAAGAAATGTGTCTCCACCTCTACTCTCGTCTCCGTATGGTATTTCTTCCCTGTTACTTTTTGCAAAATTGATGAATGATTTACACAAAAAAGGATCTAAAAAATTTTCTTCAATGTAAATCAATTTTTTCATAGTGTTTTGGTATTCACTTTATTTGCATACTGAGGATCGTTGTAATCCTTGTCTGGATAATCACTCCATTCGTTGCCTTCATATTCAACGACCAGAGCATTCACATCCTTTCTTTCGGCATATACATGATAGAAACAGTCGATTGGCATACCGCCATTTGATTGAAGATAAATTTTTGAATCATCCCATCTCTTTACAATCACATTCTGATGGGATCCAATTGGTTGGAGTTGAACTGAGATACTATCAGTATGCACTAAATCTTTCCAATACCAAGGAAGTTTAATTTCTGTTTTATTTTTTAGTCTACCTCTAAAATATACGCCAACCTCTGGTCCCTCAATACATGCGTAACGGAGACGATTTCCTTCACCCAAAGATGGATGAACCATATCAAAAGGTTTTGGTCTTGCATCTGCCTGGCTAAATCTATCTGCTAATGCACCTTTATTTCCACAATCAACCTTACCATTAACAAGAACATCTCCATCGATAACAAGAACATTAATTCCAGATCTTTGGTCTCCCTCAATTTTTACATCTCCTTTTACATAAAGAGATCTATCAGATGATGTATCACTATTTTCCATCTGACCGATCATTACAGTCGCTTTTACTTCGGAGAAACTACTATCCTTTCCAGCTAGAACAGGACTTTGTAGATAAGCTGATCCATTAATTTTCTTTTTCCCTCTACCAAAAAGATTTGGTTTTACCTCATCCTTCGCAACAAATAATTGATTAATATATTCAGAGTCACTAAACGATGACATAATTATCTCTCCTTTTAATTTGAACCTGGTTTAGATGAACCCAATAATCTTGAATTAACTGGGATTACTGGTGACTTTAATGTACTAGCAGAACTTAACTTTTGAAAAGATCCTGCGGTCATCTTCATAATATTTTTGGCAGTAGTATTTAGTTCTCCGTCAGAAAGTATGCTCATTGCCTCAGCGGCATTGATATTAATCTGCTTTGAATCTAATTTTATTTCTTCGTTGGATTGAAGAGTAATCCTACCAGTACTATTATCTGTTCCAGTTGCAATTAATTGAATTTCCTTTGCATTAACTTTGAAGACACCTTTTGTATGAATCTCAATATTTCCTAGATTCAAACCATTTTCACCAGCAGAACTTATGAAAATTGCAACATCTCCTTCTGGAATGTTATCTCCACATTTAATCTGATATCGACCTCTACACCTAGAAGTGATCCATGCTTTTCTTTTTCCAGTTTGGTCAATGGTTACATATTCAAGACCACCTTGACCTTGCATCATAATCGAAGACTTTACTTGGTCTTCATGAATATGACCAAATCTTAGATTTCCATCTTTTGTTCTTACGTCTTTTGTTTCTAAATTTTCTGAACGTGCCATTTTAGTTACCTCGGTACAATATCGAAAATTTGTTTGGGTGGAATTTTTCCTACACAATCAACAACTTCAACCACATTTGCACCCTCAGGAACAATAAATGGATCTTTTGGTCTTGGAGTTGCTTTGAAAATTGGTGTGAATGTTGCATTAAATCCTGTTGGGGAATCAGTTCTCATATCAGGAATATCATTAAAACCACATCCCACTCTCAGAACTTTTACTTCTGCAATTTGACCAAACTCATTTATTACAAGTTCAGTCTCAGTTCCATTGTTTGGTGTAATGATTAATCTATCTCCTTGCCTATATCCAAATCCTTGATCAAGAACTTCTATTTTTTCTAAACACAAATAAGTTGGATATGTTGTGGCTTTTGGTGGGTCTACTGGAACTAATGGTAAATTGATAACCTCATCTGTTTCAAGAACTCTTGGTGGACCATCGGGAGGATAATAGGTGCTACCTTTTTTAACTTGAATTGGTCTATAAGGTTGCACAACATAATAACGACCATCTTCTGTTTCAACATATCCTTCATCAGGTTCTTTCCAAACTCTTTCATTGCCACCTAAACTACCGTCAGGTGAAGCAATATATCCATCTCCTGGTGCAACAGGAACCATATCTTGAATTTGACCATTTTTAATATTAACTCTTACACTGGATCCTGCGCCCTTTCCGCATGGATCAATAAGTTCTGCATTTGGCGGAGACTTGTACCCCTTTCCACGATTGACAATATCAAATCCAATTACAGAAGATGAAATGGGACTAATGATTGCATTTGCAGCTGCTCCAAATCCACCACCACCAAAAAACTTAACCACGGGCGGTCCACATTTTACTGGTCCAGTATTGCAATTTGATTTGGAAGGAAGTATATTTTTCTTATTTGGAAGTTTTTTAACCTCCTTAATAGTGAGTTCTTGTTCTGTACCATCACCTGTTTTAAAATAAAACAGAGTTTCATTATTACGTTCCCAAACTTTAACAGCTTGTTTAATACTCAACCCTTCTACTTTTTGACCATCCTTGTCAAAAAAAGATACTTTAATAGCAGAATCAAATGGTATACTAGTGGAAAGCATATGTTTTAATTAAAAAAGTGTAAATCCTGTTGTTTCAGAGTCTCCTGATCTAACAGCTTCTCTAAAATTATCTGTTGTAGGAGTATCTATATTGTTTTGACTTGGAACATTATTCACTACGTTTGCCGCAGATGCAGAAGGATCTCCTGTTCCAACTGGTGCTCCTCCGTCCTGAGTTGGAGATGCCGCAGCATCTCCACCCGGAATTGCAGGTCCATCTAATGATATTTCTGTATATTTTACAGGACTTTCTTCATCATCGCAAGAGAAGAATTGTTTAATTCCCTTTACATAGTCAAGAGCATTAAACATATTTCCAAATTCTCCACCATCCAATTCAAATCCTTTTAGGGAAGATCCGATAGCACTAACTGTATCCGCAGCACTAGATGCTTTTTGAAGAGCACTAGATGCTGAACCAAGAACCCCTCCAATAGCACCAAGAGTTCCTGTTATTGATGCAAGAGCTGAATTAATCATTGAAAAAACTTTGCTCAGAGCATCAGTAAGTTTTTTTATAACATTATTCATAATTGCAGACAAAACATTTTCTGCCGCACATAATGGAGCATTGATCATTTTATCAAGAAGACCTTTAAGCAAATCTTTCAAAAGTCCTGGCATATTTGCAGTAATTTTATTGAATACACAATTCATCAAAGCAATTCCTTCTTCTATCTTTTTATAAAATTTTGGAACCTCTGATGGAAAAAGATTTCCTGCTGCTTTTTTAGCTTGATCCGATAGTTTGGATAGAGTATAAGAGCGAACTCCTCCCATTATATTTTTTGTAAATCCAGAAATTTCACCTACAATACCATTTATTTGACTTTCAATCTTATTTGAAAATTCTTTTGCTTCTGTCGCAAGTGCAGACACTTGGTTGTGTGTCTTTTTCAGTTCTTCAACAGTATTGATTAAATTCTTAATTGAACGTTGAATTCCTGTTATATTGCTATTATTCTTTTTTGATACGTCGAGTAGAGGAATTTTTACTTTTTGATCTTTTTTTAGATCTTTGGTTGACTTTACGCCAATATGGAGTGCTTCTGTTGTTGAAAGTGGAGTAGAATTTAAAACCAGATTATCGGGGACTTTTGAAGATTTTTCTTCTGAACCATCTCTGAATGTATTATTAAATTGTTGATATCCCAGATTACAATTGGCATTTGTTCCTGCGTCAGCACCAGGTTGTCTAGATGCCTTTACAGTAGCTGCTAATACCAGTCTTTCAACTTCTGCCTCTGGTAAACCTGCTGCCTTTGCTTTTTGTCTTGCCTTAGATGCTTCTTTGAAAACTGCTGATGAGGGTGTTTTTGATGGATCTAATAGTTTTTTAAGTTGATTTGTACTTAACTGATCAACATTTTGGGGAACTGGTTGAGTAGCGGCACTTCCAGGTCCTGTTGGTGGTGTTGGGGGATTTGTTTTTGTTGGTGTTGGTTTTCCACCTGTCGTTGCTGTTGGTGGTACAGATGTTTGTGGTTGATTGGGAGCAGATTTTCCTCTTTCTTTGGGAACATTATTATTTGAGTTGCCGACAAGACCTACAATATATCCCTCTTGACCTGCCATCCCATCCATGAAAAATCCAAATACTATGGATCCTGCTTCAATAGACGGTGTTTGTGCTGCTCCACCATGTCCAGATCCAGCAGTGACAGGTAGGATAACCTGACAGAATGCCATCTCTTTAGGTTGAAGTTTGCTTACATCACCAGTATGCCAGTTAAAAATTCTTACTTTATATCGATGCCCCCAACCTTTAATATCTGCAACATTAGTAAAGGTCTTTCCTTGAATATTGTCTTTCCATACTTCTTTATCCTCAACTCTTCCAATCCACCAAGGTGGATTCATGAAAAATTGAGGATTAAATGTAGTTCCAGTGGTTACATCAGACATAATCAATCTTCATAAATTTTACACTCTATTGCGCCTGGGTTTTCGTTACAATAAAGTTCCAATGGAGTTGGGTCGTGATCATCTTCTGGATGACTTGTATGATAAACTTTTAAAGAATTTAATTCACCCTCTAAGTGACGACGCCGCTGACTACTTGTATTTGAATTGTCTAGTTCGTCTTTATTATCATTAATGTGTTGTTGGATTGTTCTGTCCATAGGGACACAAAATATACTTAACTTATTTATTATCTAAATCTAAATTGTGCTTCTGCTTCTTCTGGTGTTAAAATATCAGCATTTGTCAAATTTTCTTGATTTCTATTGCTGGTAGAGTTTGCAGCAGCTTGATCACTCAACAGTTTTCTTTCACCAGCAGCTGCTTGAATCGCATCTGCATCTGGAATTCCAGTTTGCCCACTAACTAATGATCCTGATGGTGAGGATGCTGTTTCCTTACTTGACGATGCCATTCCGCTTGGTTTTCTTCCATAAGAATCACGAACCAATTCTAATGATGTTATTCCCTGAAATCCTGAATTGTTTGTTCCTGGGGTAACTTTATGGCAAAGTGCTGAAATAATATAAATTCCACTCATTCTTGAGTTATTATCTGGATTTGTTTTAGAAGACTGCTCTGGAAAATCAACAAATATTGCTTGCCCTGCTTCCAAACTAAAATCAGCAGCGATTGTAATATTAACTTTGTTTGTAAAGAACTGATTATATCGTGATGATGATGTTGATAAAATTTGAGACTTTTGTACATCATACTCGTGTGAACGATCAATATCAGTCAATGCTCCTATTGCTTCATTTCCAGTAAAAAAACGAGATGGATCTTTGATAAAAAATGAATTCAAATTTTTTCCATACTCGGTTCCTGGATACTTGATAGCAGATTCTTGCGCTCCAATGTTAAGTGGATTGCAATTGAAAGCACTTTCAAATGAATTAAACAAATTTACAGATGAATTAAATGCTCCCATCATCAACTTATCATTCATATCAGAAGTAAAGTTTGAATCATAATTAATAATTTTGCCAGTATATCCCTTAGGAATCTTTGATGAAGTTGTGTTATTATAAATGTATTTTTTTGTTGGAGTCTGTCCAAGTAAAGCATCTATGGATTTAAATTTATATCCCGATTTTGTTTCAAAGAAAAAATAACCAGCAGTTAAACCCAAAGCACTTGTATTCTCACGAATTGATTGAGATGCTAACCAATAGATAAACCAAAATGGTTTCTTAGTCGTACCAATAAAGGCTCTTTGATTCTTTGTAGATTCAATATCTAATGGTTTTGTAGTTTGTAAAACTTCTTGCAATATTTTTTTAATAGAGTCGGATATTTTGCCTTCATATTTCTTTATGACTCTAACACTTTCATTTCTAAGATTTTCTTTTGAAACTATCTCTAAAATTTCTAGATCATTTAATTTCTCAGTTAATCTTTGTCTTGAACCAACATGAATGTCTTTGAGTGTAATTTTTTGCCCAAGAGCATCTTCTAGTTCAATCTCACACTTTTCCATTCCAGTAAGTTTTATCTTTTCTGCCGCTGTTATTTTTGCACCACTACCGTCATTTGCCCCTGCTGCACGACCAGTATCTATAAATCCTGTGGTAACTCGAACAGTTGGTGACATAATATCTTCATAGTAACTCAATTCAACTACACCACCTGCAACATTTATTTCCTTTCCGCCTGCATTTGGGTAAATATTAAACTTTTTAATATCGGCTTTTGAATTAGCATCTAATGACATTATCTTATATTATATTATAGGGTTAGGATATCGTATGTATTATCTATGCCGCCGCCACCAGACATTCCCATTCCCCTACTAATAGGAACGGGAACTGCAGCAGGAACTTCGATTGTTATATAAACAATCTCAGGTTCTTCACCATAAGGTGCATTATACGACATGTATGATTGAAGAATATTTTCAACTTGTTTTTCAGTTTTTGCTATATTCAATTTGTCTAAGAGTTGTGGCGCGAGTCTATCCAATCCAGCAGTTGTATCAGCATCAAAGACAAACTCTGGACCCCTTTCTCCCAGAATAGCTCTTGTTAATTTACGAACTCTGCCACCTTTAAAATATGCGACATGAACATGATTATGATGATAATTTGGTTCATTTTTTCCATGTAACAGTTGCACAGGTTTTACACCTTTCATTCTATTAAACTCAGATATTACATTTAAAATTGGACCTTGCTCATGAGTAAAAGCACCAATATCAAGTGCCCTGCCTTGATAATGTAAAGATCCAGAACTATGTCCAGAAGTTAAACTATAAGGTGGGTGCTCTGGATGACGATGAACTAGTGAAAAATCTTGCGGTGATTTTAATTTACTTTTTATATATCTACCAAGTTCACCTGCAATTTTACTTCCCTCGCTGCCATATCCCTTTCCTAAGGCAATTTCTCCACCAACGAAAGATCCTCCTGGACCAGCTCCACCAGCAGTCGCTGTTGCTCCAAAGTTTGGGACAGAACCTATTTTATTTTGTTTATAATTATATTCCCATCCAAACCAATTATCTCCACCTTTTCTCTGAATACTTGGAGGTCCACCCGAATTAGCACCTTTAAAATCAGTTCTTCCCTGAACAAATTGTCTTGCATTTTCCTGTAGGGTTGGGTTTAAAATTGAAGCTGCGACCGATTTCATCGCTTCTTCTGACATTCCAGAGGCAGCTGCAGCACTTGCAGCGTCCTTAATCGCAAACCACTCTGGATTCGGTTTATTTTTAATGTTAGGAGCTCCCTTAGGATACTGCCAGGTTGGTTCATACTGACCACCGGCAGTAATCAAATCCTTAATTGTTTTTCCTGTATATGCTCCCGATGCAAGTCTGTTATAGATTGACTGTGCAACGTCAGCAGACCCTTGAGGATCTGCATCCTCTCTTGATACAATAGCAACGAGAGTCCAAAAATCAGCACTACCACCTTGTATATTAACCGTGCTTGGATCCCCAGGTTTAGTTGGTCCAGGAACACCAGCAGGTTGAGAAGATGGTTGTAGCATCAACTGACGCATCAAGTCTTGAATAGCCTTATCAACCTCAGATGAAACAGAATCTTTAACTGATCTTGCTATTACATCACTATAATCTTCACCTGAGACAATGCTCTCCATTTTAACTTCGCCACCACCTGCATATGCAAGAGTTCCTGATGCGATTGATCTATTCATCCAGTTGTTGATGCCGACACCAGCATTTTTATAATCTGCTGTGGTTGGTCTATCTCCCAGTACGGGTTTCATTGCAAGAGCAACTAATGATCCAAGTCCAGTAGATTTTGAGAAAATATCATATGTCTTTTTCAGGAACTCAAAAGAGTTCATTTCTTTTTTGTTTTTCGAATCAGGGAATAATTTCTTAATATTCTTTTCACCACCAACAGCACCACCCGGTCTTAATCTTGGTGCAGTTGCTTTAACTGTTCTTGGAGTTTTCTTTTTCTTTACCGTTCTTTTTGCAGGACCACTAACTAATTTTCCACCACGAGTTGCAGGTTTTCCACCACCCGCTGCTTTTGCTGTTTTTTGAGTTGGTTTTTTACCACCGGAAAACATAAAATCATATAGTTTTCCAGCCGCTTCACCACCTAAATATGCTCCCAATCCACCAGTGAATAAGGCAAATGGTCCACCTAATGCGGCACCAATGGCACCAAATAAAACTGACCCAACTGCTCTAAATCCAGCTCTACCAGGACTGTCTCCTTCCATTAGAGCGAGTCCAAACTCAATCAGTCCACCAATAACTGGTATTGCTTTTGTTAGTGGTTTTATAATTTTTATTGCTGCTTTTACTCCACCTTTACCAAGAACACCAACAGCACCTTTTCTTGCTAGATTTGTAACTCCTGATCTAGCAAATTTTCCACCTAATGATTTAATCCCTTCTTGACCAAATTTTTGTCTTGCGGCATCTATTCCATATCTTTGTATAAATCTTCTTACAACTTGCGGATTGACTCCACGTTTTCCACCAACTTTTAGAAAGTCTGTTGCACCAGGACCACCAGGAGATCCAAAATCATCACCCATTGTGGCAGCAGATATTGCAGCAATAACTGCAATATCCAACATTTTGCTCAGTGCTCCATTAAACCTATCGAAATTTTGTGCGAGTCCATTGCCACCAATATTTTTTACAAACTCACGACTTTTATCTACAACATCGTATGCTTTATCAACAAAAGTTACCAATCCATCTAGGAGTTTTCCTCCCATATCAATGATGAATTCACCAGCTGAGAAAATAATAGGAACTATTTTTATTAGTTTTGGTAGATGATCAAATAATCTTACTGCAATAAATCCTAAAAATGTATTGAAAACAAAGTTTTTAATCCAGTCAAATACCCCCAATCTAGGTGGGGTTGGAATATTGATTCCTTGGATTGCTTTTGGTTTTTGTTTCTCTAATTCCTTTTCTCTATTCTTAAACTTCTCTTGTTCTGTTAAAGTTCTTTTTTTCTCAGTATCTTTTTTAGTGGTTAGCAAAGAACTTTTTAAAAGTTTATCAATTTTGATTACTTTATTCTTGATTGTAAATAGAATCTTCCCATCAGAGTTTGATTTTGCAATAATTGCAGAATCATCTTTCTTTACAAGAGAACTTGAAAGAAGTTTTGATCGTTTAATAATAGAAGAACTAGATTTATTGAAAGGAACTAAGTTTGCCATTATTATCTCTTAGTTCCAGATGCAGTTTGAGCAAGTCTTGTACCAGCTTTATGCCTTGGTGAAGGACTTGGAGCTGTTTGAGATTTTGATGAACTGGATCCACTACCTCGCATACCTCCCATACCACCACCAGCAGGGTTATACTTTGGTTTTGGTTTGGGGAGTGGTTTTACGCCTGATTTTTTTCTTTGTTCGTGAGCAAGTTTTGCTGCATTATAATCTTTATAATATTTCCCGTCTGAAGAGGAAAAATATCTCCCAATGGAAGCAGCACCTGCTTGTTTCATTTTAAATGTTGCTGCTGCGTCTGCTGCTTTATTTTTATCAATATCTTTTTGAGATCCAAACATTGAGGTCAAACTTCTTCCTATTTGACCCAGGAGTCCACCTCTCTTCTCAAAATCTTCACGTCTTACTTTATCTTCCGCATCAAATCTAACTCCTCTTGATGTTGATTGAGTGCGGCTGCCTCCCCGAGCACCAGCATAACTTAACTTATCAAGTCTTTGTTGAGATGCAAGAGAAGTCATTCTTGATTTTCTTGCTGCTTCTGCATCATTATAATTTCTATATGTTTTTTGATCTGATGATGAATAATATCTGTTCTTTGATGCCGCATAATCCATTCTTGCTGACATTCTTGGACCACCAAATAATCCTCCTGGTTGAAATAATCCTCCACTAGGGACAGCTCTGTCTCTACGATCTAATGCAACATACACCGCATCATTACCTCTTCTCATTCCATAATATCTTTTGCCACCTAAAGTAATGGATAAATCCATTTTCTCAGCACCACCTTTGACTACAACTGCATCACGTCCTTGATTTTTTGCACCATAACCTGTTCCAAGATCTCTACCGGTGCTTTCTCCCTTTAACGATAGTCCAGATCCAGAGGATAGTGCTTTCTGTGCTTGTAGTTGAGACTTTGCAAGTCTTTCTCTTTTTTCTAAAATGGGATCCTTAATTTTCTCTTTCTTTTCCTCCTGAGATCCAATATACCCTCCTCCCTGAGCATAAGTAACTCCATCAGTAATCTGTGGAATATTAGTTCCACCCCCAGCAGCATTCATTGATTCAAGAGTATCAATACCATACTTTTGCACGGCACCTTTTGACATCACGAACTCTCCGTCCGTTAACATCGCAGGAACTTTATCTCTTCCTTTTGGTCCTTTTACAAGACCGCTAAACATATTACCGAAGAAATTTTTAATTCCTCCTGCCCAACCACCGCCAAAGAATCCAGGAACTTTAAAATCACCGCCTGCAAGACCCTCAATAGTACCTGATGCTCCTGCTGTTATAGCAACATCTGCACCAACTGCTAATCCAGCACCAAGCAGTCTTCCTCCTCTACCACCAAGAAAACTTGCTAGTTTTCCTGCTTTTTTAAGACCCATTTTTGCTGCAATACTTGCAGTAATTTGAATGAGTTTTAAAGAACCTTTGATTAAAAGTCTGGATAATCCTCCGACAAATCTACCAAGACCAGTTCCAAACCTTAAATATAATGCTAAAATTGTTGGCCAATGATCCTTGAAAAATCTTATTAAACTTTGTATCTTCTTCTGGTTTTCTTTATTACTAAACCAATCAAACAACTTCACTACTACTCTACCAAGTAGCGTGAAGAAAATGAAGTTCATGATCTTATCAAAGATCGATTGGAATGGTTTAGTTACAGCAGCAACTGCTTTTTTAAGACCATCGAAAGTTTTTGATTCTAAACCAGTTTCTCTTTCCGCTCTTTTTTTCTGCTCATCACCTCTTCTTCTTTTTTCATTCTCTTTTTGGTTTTGTTTGTTTATTCCAATCAGAGTGTTTAAAATAGAATCAAGAGTTTTGCTGATTGTGAGCAGAGGATTTTCTTCTCCTACTTTATCTTGTGAGATCGCATCAATTTTATCTTTTTGCCCTGCCCCAACACCTCCGGAAGGAGCAAGCATTAGTCTCTTTTGAGTTCCTCTTACTTGCTTTCTAATTCCACCAAGACCCAATCCAGTAGCACTGATCTTGGTTTTTTTAATTTTAAATCTACCTTTTTTCCCTCTAACTCTTTTAAACTCCGCTTTTATTCCTTCTACCTCACTACCATCAATCTTTCTTGATCCAGTAGTAATTTCTGCTAAAAGTTCTCTTAGATTACTTTTATAAGTTTCATAATCAAGTTCTTCAATTTCATTAGGCTCTAAGGCTAGTAATCTTAAAATTACCTCATCAATATTCTCTGTGGGTAAATTAAAATTACCAGCCATTAGTTTGTTGATTCTGCTTGAACTCTTCTTCTTCTATATGTTGCTTGAGAAGTTCAACGTATACGTCTCTTTCCCAAGGTATCATATTTTCAATTTCCGTCAATGAATATTTATGGTACTGCATCAACGAAAAATTAAGACGGAAGTAGTTTTGGAGGTCCATATGGACCATCCCTATGCGAAAAAACTTGATAACCCTTCAAGAACAACTTCACTTTCAACTTCTGTTTTTGGATTTTTAACCTTTACAGTATGAGAAAGTTTTGGCATAGTTTCAAAGAACTTCTCAATCTGTTTGAATTGTGTTGTGTTCATTTGATCCAAGAACTCCATGAGTTCTTTTTTGGTCACATCAGATGCAGACCAAGCCTCTTCTTCGTTAAAGATTTTATCGACACAAGATGCAACAAGTTCAAATGACTGTTCCATTGCATTGTCATTTGAGAAATCAAAGTTACTCTTAATAAATTGATCCAAAGATGGATACTTCATTTGCATCATTAAACTATCATCTAGTTTAATTTTATTTGTGTGCTCATCATTTCTTTGGACTTGAATATCATCTACATTGATCTTGATAGGAACGGATGTTTCACCATCATCTGGGCAGATAATATTTACTTCAATATCTTCACCAACAGACTTGCCACGAATATTCAAAAACAAATACTCGATATCAAAAGTTGGTAGAGATTCTACTTTAATTCCTTTTGTCTCAATACAGTTTTTAATAACTGTTTTAATTGCAGTAGTAATCTGTTTTGTATCCTCAGATTCCAATGCAATAACAAGAAGTTTTTCTTCTTTGACAAGGAAAGGTCTATATTTTACTGTTTCTCCAGTTGAAGGCAATTCCAACTCATAAGTTGGCGTAGCAATTTTTGGTAAAGGCATAATCTCCTATACAATTCAGTTACTTTATTTATTAGATACCAGAAAATCGTGAGATTGGTCCACGATTTCTTCCAACATAAGGCAAACCTGCCTCAACTTGTCTATTATTTGCAGTGATAGCATTTATAATTTCTCCACCTTCTCCACTTTCAGTTAAAGACCCAGGAGAAAGATTAAATTGGTTTGGAGAAATATTGTTAAAAAAGTTTCCAGAAATTGGTGAAACTCCAGAAAATGCATTGGTAAGTGCTTTTCCATTAGCATATGCAACATCACTTGGATTTGCAACACCAATAGCAGGAGTTTGTGAGGGCTCTCTTTCTTGTCCTGTAAGTGGTTTACTGTCAACAACATATCTGTCATATGTAAACGATACAGTACATTTTAAAAGCGAAGATGTATCGTAAGAGACTGGCATTGATGTTATTGATGTTGGAAAGGCATTAAAAAAACTGTAATAAATGCTTGATCCCTGATAGGAACCATTTGTTTCATTTTGTCTATCCTTTCCTGTTTTTGATCTTGCAGTTCTTTCAAATTTTGTTATATAAATGGTTGTTTTATAAGTTTTTGGATACATCATTCTATAATGATTCGTCAATCGAGCAGACTCAGATATTTGCTCCCCTGTTATAAATTGCATCCATCTTTCAAATACTAGTATTTGATTATAACTTGTATCCACATAAAATGTAAAATCTGCTCTATCGTCATATAATCTTCTATATGCATGTCTTTGAGTAACACCAGTGAAATCATTATTTAATTCAACGGTAGCGAGATTTGATCCAGGAAGAGATGCCTCAGAGCAGGATAATATTAAAAGTTCTGTATTTACTGGAACAGATTTTTGAATAAAATCTTTTACTTTTCCTTGTCTATCAGACAAAAAGGTATTTGGAATATTGAAAAAGCATTCAAAATGAGACGTAAGGGCTGGATGCAGTAAACTACCTTTTATATCATTGATAGTTCTTATTTTTGGCGCAGCTGGTCTTGGTTGAGTCATTTATAAATACTTTTTGACCTTTATATATTATGTAGTAGGGATAATGGCAGAAAGTATTAAAAGCATTTATAAGCCTTCTTATCCAGAAAAGTATCAAGGAAATGCTAATAATATCATTTGCAGAAGTAGTTGGGAAAGAAAATTTTGCTATTGGTGTGACCATAATTCAAGTATAGTTTCTTGGGCATCTGAGGAATTTTCAATAGGTTATATTTCACCAGTAGATAACAGAATTCATCGTTATTTTCCAGATTATTTGATCAAAGTTAAGGAACAATCTGGAAATATCAAGACTTATGTAATTGAAGTAAAACCAAAAAAACAGACTATTCCACCCAAACAAAAATCGAGAGCAACTAAATCTTATCTACATGAATGTAAAACATATGCAGTCAATCAAGCAAAGTGGAAAGCTGCAAAAGAATGGTGTGCTGATAGAATGTTAGAATTTAAAGTCATTACCGAAGAAGAATTAGGTATCAAATAATGGCAGAAGGTTTCGGTCAATATGTAGATACTAGCACAACAGCACGAGTTAGAGAACTCAAAAAAAGAATTTTAGAATCTGGAACGAATGATCCAGAAGATTTGATGCTCATCATCACAGAATTGTTTACAGAAGAAGTATTATATCCAGAACCAGGAAAGTTTTATACCTTCATTTACAATCCCAAAACACCAGGTATTGAGTATGATCAACACCCACTGATTGCCTGCACTTCATTAGAACGATGGGGATTTAAAGCAATCAACTTTCACTGGCAGCAAGGGAGACAATATACTTGGAATGAAGTTGCGGGTAAACTTCATACTATCAAATTTAATGAACTTGATGAGTTACTTGCGATACCATATGCAAAATTCCGTCTAAATAAATAAAAATCTCTTCATAAATGTCTCATACTCTACAAAAAATTGAGATGATGAATCTTCTTTTGATTGAGGAGGTAGTCTAATGGCGGGAAATTTCCAGTGCCCACAGGGGCAAATTTGCAGCAAAGAATATGGAACTGCTGTCGGACCAAGAAATACTAATCTATTTGTCAGAACTTCCACTGCAATAAGACAGGCTAGTGGAGGAACAGAAGTTTCTGGTGGAACAACAACATTATATACTTGGGTTTCAGATACAACAAGTGAACTTACTTATGGAACAGGTCAAGGAAGTTGGAAACCAGCAGCTAGAACAAATGATGGTAAAAAATGGGAACTTTTAAAAGACTCTAACGGAAAGCAAATCTTAGGTGCTGATGCTGAAAAATCATTAGTATCAACAAATGGAAATTTGAATAAAAATGTAGCAGCAAATACAACAAAAACTTTAACTGCTGCTGGTGTAAGACCAGATCAAGCTCAAAAAGTAATTCAATCTAACGCACAAACTAATCCATCTGATGGAGCAACCGGATCTCCACAGGGGCAAACAAAACCATTAACACAAGATGAAGTTTTAAAGGGAGATGATATTCAAGATGGTGGAGTTAGAGAAAAGTATAAACAAAATTTAACGTATCCAATCAGTAAAGATCCCAAACAGGATTATATTAAATTTTCAATGTATCGATACTCTCCTAAGAAAGTTTCAACGACAGCAGCAGGGGATGAATTAGGTGAAAGAATTGGCGGTGATACTAGAAAGATTTTAGGATCAGTATCTCTACCAATTCAACCATCCATCACAGATTCAAATAATGTAAATTGGGGAGAAGATAAACTCAATGCACTTGCAGAAACTGGAACAAGAGTATCTTTATCATTAATGGGAGGCAATACGGAAGCTGCTGCTGCGGCAGTTACTGGACCATTAACATCAGATCCACAAGCAGCAAAAACATTATTAACGACTAGTCTAGCATCAGCCGCCGTTGGGACAAATAAAAACCTTTTTACAAGATTAACTGGAGCAATCGTCAATCCAAACTTAGAACTACTCTTCGATGGTCCTTCACTCAGATCATTTAGTTTTACATTCTCAATGTCTGCAAGAGAGAAACTAGAGGCGGCGGCAATCAGAGAAATTATTAGATTCTTTAAACAAGGAATGTCCGTAAAGAGAGCAAAGAGTTCTTTATATTTAAAGTCTCCAAACACATTTGGAATTTCTTACATTTATGGGCAAGACGGAAAAGATAAAGATCATCCATGGTTGAATAAAATTAAAGAATGTGCGCTTACATCATGCAATGTTAATTATACTCCTGCTGGAAATTATGCGACGTATGAAGATGGTGCAATGGTTCAATACGATCTTTCACTAACATTCAGTGAACTTGATCCAATCTATGATGACGATTATGATTCAGATAACGATACATCGATAGGTTACTAAAAATGGCATCTTATTTTAGACAAGTCCCCAATTTTGCATATGTTTCAAGAGGCAGAGAAAAACAAAATATATCTGATTATATTAGTGTAAAAAATTTCTTTAAGAGAGGAAAACTGAGAGAAGACATTTTTGGAAATTTATCATTCTTTGAAAAATATACAATTCTTGGCGACGAAAGACCTGACAATGTTGCATACAAATTTTATGAAGATGATACCTTAGATTGGATTGTCTTGCTTTCTAATAATATTCTAAGTGTTCAAAGTGAATGGCCATTACAACAAAATACTTTTGATAAGGTTATGTTGGAAAAGTATGGATCCTATGAAAATCTATATTCTGGAATTCACCATTATGAAACAATAGAAATTAGAAACTCTTCGGGAGCAGTTGTTCTGCCTGCTGGATTGAGATCTCCAAATACATGGAGAACCGAAGGAAACTTTATACAAGTAATCAATACTCGCATAAATCAAATTTTTGCTGGAAGTGCCGGTGAACCATCAAGAACAGTTACAGTTACGATGAACAATGGTATTCTTGATCTAAAAGTTGGAGATCAAGTTTATATCAATAATGTATCAGAATCAGAATTTAATGGAAGATTTACTGTTACATCTATCAACGCAGCAATTGATAATATAGTAATTTCTTTCAGTTATGAACTTCCAGTAGTTGCTTTAGTAGCAAATCCCGTTATGAGCACATCTGGAAGAGAGGAAGTTATTTTTACTGTTGATGGAGATATTAACATAGGAAACGCATATTACTATGAATATTATGATGATGGATTTGGGTATTACACGACTCTTCCTGCATCAAGTATATTAACTCCTGTGACTAACTATGAATACGAGTCTCAAATTGAAGCAGAAAAGAGAAATATATTCGTTCTTAAATCAGCATATTTGCGTATCGTACTCGATGATATCAATAGTATTATGCCATATAAAATAGGTGCTGCCCAATATCTGAACAGCACCCTTAAAAAAGCAGATAATATTAGACTTTTTGAGTGATCATTCCTCAGCAAGACGCTGGAAATAACTCAAAGCGTCATCTTCATCTTCATCAGCAGTACTAATTGCGGGAAGTGAAGGGGATTTGGAACGAGCATAAGACTCTTCCAACTCTTCTACTACTTTGGTCTCACCGGTTGGTTTTGAAAGATAGGAATCATAATCTTCTTCTTGCTCCATGACTTCACGAGAACGTGAAGGAGTTGTTTGAAGACCTAGAACAGCATTCAAACGATTTTCGAGTTCTTCATAAGTTTTGAACTGGTCGGGAGCGGTGACTGCTGCCAGAGAATACTCTTTTTTCCAAAGAGCTTCCAGAGCATCGTCATCATCAAGTAGTGGTTCAACTGAACCAAACTCAGATTTGTCGTAGTTCCAATACCCATCTTTCTTTACGATTTTGAGTTTGAAATTAGCACCCTGCCAGAAATCAAAGGGATTGATGGGAGTTTCATCTTCAAACTCAGGTTGCATTGCTTCCATGATCTTGTCAAAGATCTTCTTGCCATACTTGAACAGGAAGACTTTACCTTCGTTAGAAGGATTAGTTGGATCCTTTACAACATAGATATTGGAATAGTAAGATAGTTTACGCTTCTGTTTACGAACAGTTTCTTTATCTTTATCGCTACCACTGTTCCACAATTTACGGTTGTACTCAGAGACAGGATCTTTTTGTCCACTAGTGGTCAGAGAGTTCTCAATATACCAACCACCAGGACCTTGGAAACCATGGGAATACATTTTTGCCCAGGGAACATCTTCCCCTTCGGGTGCAGGAAGAAAACGGATCACTGCAAAACCGTTTCCAGTTTTGTCCATTTCTGGTTTCCAAAGACGCTCATCTGCGCCACTGGAAGTTGCACTCATCTTCTCAACTTCTTTCACCAGTTTAGAAGTGAGAGAACCAAGTTTGGATTGCTTTTTAAGATCTGCAAAAGACATCAGATTACCTCGGATTTGTATGGATTTGGCTTTTGTGTACTTTGTTATTTTACAGGTCTGAACCTGTTTTGTCAATCTGCTCTTTCATCACATCGAGCATCTGAGACATGTTGTTAAGAATAATATTCATGTCAGTTCCAGGTGGCATACCCATCATGATAGCAGACTTCATAATTTTATCTTTCATTTCTTTCGCTTCTGGATCATCAGATAAACTCATTCTTGTGTAAAGAACTTTTTGCTTATCCAAAAGTCTTTCCAGAAGTTCCACATGTTCAAGTTTTTCTTCTTTTGACATCGCAGGAAATTTGAAGACATTTGAATAAATCTCTTCTTGAAGGTCTGCAATTTCAGTCATCTCTGATCGGACAACTTCCGAATTGAAGAAACTCATGAATCCTCCAAAATAATTTCTTTCAAGATTTTACGAAAACAAAATACATCAATATTTAGAAACGGATTATATTTTTTAATCCGACGACTGACGGTTTCCCACACCGGGTCTTTAAGTTTGCTATCAAACTTCTTCCCGTACAGGAATATTCTATCGTATATGACCATTGTTTCTAGGCTAATTTTCCCGCTCAGGAACTTTTTCAAAAGAACGGGATGCCCTTTGGAACAATTAAAAATATCTTCAAATTTATTTTCTTCAAACAAAGATCGACTTTCTTCTTTAAAGATATAGGAGAGGGACTGAACCTTTTTCTGCCAATTTTTGTATCGATCTTCACCTTCTTTGATCATTTCTCCGATCCAGAGAGTTTCTGGATCATTACATGTGACAAAATTTGCTACGAAAAATTCTTCTACTTCCTTGTCTGTTTTTTGTCGTGATACTTTTTCAAACCACATTCTATCCTTTCTTTTATAGAATGATTGTAGAGTTGCACGACTTTTACCACAATATTTGTGGTAGTCATAACTGTCCTTGGTGAAGTGATTTTTCAAAGACAGATAACACTTATAGGCATCATATGGCATCATTCAAAAAAGTAATATAGGGATTTTTTTGCCGGGATTTTTTCCCCCAAAAATGGATCATAAAGGCAATTTTGCTCTGGAACTCTTTTTAAGAAAGTTAAGTTCCATCGCTTCGTATTTAATTTTATCTTTTAACGGTTTTGAGATAAGTTTAGGAACTGATTCTAAGTCAATGTTGTTCTGCTCGCAGAAATGAACAATCGCATCAATATAATTCATCTCAGTATTTACTTGCACAAGATTTTCAATCTCCTGTGCAAATCTTGAGGGACAGAAAAATTTACTCTCTAATACTTTTTCTAACTCATTCTCCATCTGACCTAGTATTGTGACGTACAAATTCTTTGATATAGCGAACTAATAGTCTAATATAATCCCCTTTGTTTCTTTTGTCAAATACTTTAACTTCGCCACCAGGAGTAACCATTAATGTGATGAGTTTGACGGGAGGGATTTTTGTCAACTCATAATACGCTGCTGCGTAAAATGTTTCTTGAACGAAATAATTTTCGATCCACTCTTCTGGTTTTATTTTTTCTGATGTCTTAAAGTCAATGACAGCGAGCTCGCCATCATACTCTGCAATACAATCAACTCTTCCAGCAAGCCCTAAGTATTCGGAATAAAGAGTTCTTTCAATTGCATGAATATTATTTATCTTATCAAGATAAGGCTTTGCATGATAAAACATAAACTTTGTCAGAGGTTGATAATCATCCCAGTTGAGTTCTTTGTTTTCCAAATAATCTTGGCAGACTTGATGAAAGTCAGTTCCTCTTGCGGTTGCTTTTCTTGTAATTGCATTTGCTTTCTCAAGACCAACTCTCTTTCTCCATTCGGTAAAGATCTGTCGATTGTAGAAAGAGGTTACAGAGGTAATTGATGGCACCCAGTCTCCATTCGGGAGATTATAGAGACGGATGCCATTTGTTTCTTTCTTTTCTAGTTCGAGTTCACCTAAGTAATTATGATGAATAAATGTCATGCACCAACTTCCATTTTTGCGAGAATATATTCTTTAACTAAACCTGAACGAACAATATCATCAACACCAAATTCAATGATATCGATAGACGGCATGATACGAAGGATTTTCATGAAATCAACGATACCATTCTTTTCATTCGATTTAATTAGGTCACTTTGAGTGGCATCGCCACAAAACATAATCTTAGAGTTTTCACCTACACGAGTAATGATACTATCAAGTTCGTGGAAGTTTAAGTTTTGGAATTCATCAACGATAATAACAGAATTATCAAGAGTCGTTCCGCGAATAAAGGAAGTAGACCAGAAGCTGATCGTTCCTTGCGTTTTAAGATTGCCATAAAGCATCTCAAACGATGCATCATCTGGCATTTGGAACATGAATTTCACCATGTTCTTATATGGGATTTGATAAAGTGAGGATTTATCTTCATGATCGCCAGGAAGAAATCCAATTTCACGAGTGGCAACAAGAGATCTAACGATGTAAATTTTTTCGTAAGGTGCTCTATCGTCTAAAACGTCTTGAAGGGCATTATACAATGTGATGAAAGTTTTACCAGTTCCGGCACATCCATATGCAACAATGTTTTTGTTTGCTTCATACGCTTCATACAGAAGTTTTTGATTTTCTGTTAAAGGTTCAATCTCTCTCATTAAATCAAGATTGATTGGCTTCTTACGCTTCATTTGCTTTGCGGTCATTCCGACACCAATCGGTTGATCATCCTTTCTTCTTCTTGCCATATGGTTTTATAAAAAATTTAGACTGGTTTTACGTTTGACCCAGGTGCTTTGGATGCCTTACGAAGGACATCATTCCATCCTGGATGAGACTTTCTAAGTTTGTCATAGACCTCACCAATTTCTCCCGAAGCGGGGCAAGTTGATGGATCTGACCAATCTCTGTCCCATTCGGGATTGTCTCTTTTCCATTGGTCCCAATCATGAATACTCATGGTAACTTCTTTTTGTTCACCAGTTTGTTTATGAATAACAGGATAAGTTGCCAAGTTTACTCCTCCATTTTATATGTTGATATTTATTCAATAGTAATCGATGGTGCATCGTTACATTCTGAGCAGTTTTCATTACGAGACCAACCAAGTGCCTCAGATACGGCAGGGAACTGGCAAATAAAGATGCAGCGAACTAACTCTGCAATCTCCATATGTTCCTTCTGTGTACCGTGTGCAGAACGCAAATCAATGTAATGTATCCATGACCTTACAGAGCCAGTCATATAGAGTCTTGTGGGCGTCGCTAAGGGCAATACAAACCTTGCACATTCCTTTGCCACTCCTTTTTCCAGAAGGCGGTTGTAGACCCTCTGAGAGTGCTCAAAGAGAATGCGAATGTCTTCAAGTAAAGTTAGTTTCAGATAGTCAGGAATATCATCAATTGAGTTTTGACGATTCTTGTCATCTTGCCTACGAAGTTCTGGAAGAGGAATCGTTCCACCTAGAAGGTTTGTATCAGCATATCGTTGAGAAAATTCTTGATATGTAAATGAGCGGTGTCGAAGAATTTGAGCCGCTATACCTCTTGTTGTATTGATCTCAACGGTCATTGAAGCTTGCTCAAAGATGCTCCAATGCTGATGGGCAATACAATACTTTAAGAGACCAGCAAACTTCTCGTTTTCTTGGTTACTTGGATTGCTGACACGAGCACAATATGCCATGTGTTTTTCAGCATCAGGAGTAACACTAATGAGTTTAACTTCTGGTTTCATAAACTCGAACTCAGTCGGGATATCCATCATCGTCATAAAAAATTTCGTCGTAGTCGTGAATGTGTGATGTAATTTCTTCGTATCTTATATCTTTCGAAGTATACATTGAAGCATCAGAATAAACTTCTGACTTCAAACATTCTACAAGAGATTCAAGATTTCTGATAATTAATTTTAGTTTCTCTCTGTCCATAAGATAGTATTTTCTTGAATTATCATAACATAAAAAAAGGAGGGGATCAACCCCTCCAATGAACGTTATGGTTTACTCAACATCTCTAGACATACCCTTTTACAGTGTTGTCGATTCTCATTGCGCTCAATCAAACAATTAAAATAGTCATTAATTAATTCATTTTGTTCGTTACATCTATCTATGGTATCCTCAAATTGTTTCCATCCAGCTAGTTGATTGTAAGAAATTAAGTTGTGCATAATGCCCTCCACGCACAAAGAATATCATAACAAAGAAGTTTTCGTTCATTTGTATCACCTCAGATATTCTACTACTATGTAGAATGATTGTGTTGATTTTCTGATATTACGCAATAAAAATTTATGCCTATTAAAAAGGGGGGTTGCCCCCGGTGATTAATACTTATACAACCATTGAATATAGGTTGAAAGTAAGATTGTTCCCAGAGCTGCTGCGGCAGTTAAAGATACGACGATTTGTGCCATTACTTTGCTCCTACTAGTTGTGCTAGTTGTGCTTGATGACGACGCTCCTCTCTTTGCTTTTGCTCCTTAATCAATTGCAGGAAGTTAAGTTTTTTCATTTCTTCTCCTCCCAGTTCCAGTTGTTACAAGGACGGTAAGCAACACCACGATACTTATTTGATGGATGCGATGGAGCATGTGTTACAGAATACCACTTACGATATTCTAGTTTCGGAGTGTGAGTATTATACTTCACACCACGATAGGTTGCTGTCATCCCTTGGTCCCCTCTTTTACAAACTTGACCCCACGATAGGTCTCATTGTATTGTTGAGGTTGTTGTTGCATTTGCTGTTGGTAGGCGAT